GGATGGGATCCACCCCAATCCCGATGCCCAGCCGTTTATTGCCGGGCTGATGGCCAAAGAACTGGCTCCACTAGTTAAGCATGAGTAACGGGGTTTGCAGACGGCTCACAGGTAAAGTTATGCAAAATAACAATTCACCACCATTAATGCACTATAAAATCAATCAGTTACATCACTAAAAAATTTAATTGGCGACAAAATGGCGACAGCCATTTAGCGCCAATGCCATTAACTGAGTTATCAAACATAGCAAAGATGAGCGTTATCAATCCAATGTATTGACCATTCCTTACTCATCACCAAATGACAGACGTAAAAAACCCGCTTCGTGCGGGTTTTAGTTTAATTTGCAGTTAGAGCCAAAGCGCGCCTTGCAGTGATCTATCCGGGTGAGGCGGGACTGGTTTGACCGTTCCGGGTTGCATGATGATCTTGGCTACGGTTTCTAAGGACTTGAACGTGCAACTGCAGTTGATGTTCTGACACTGGTTATATCTTTCTTTGGTATCTTTCGAGACTTGAAAACTACTGCGGGTATGCGCTGCGCCCCCACATAATGGACAGTTCATCATTATTAAATACTCCGTTATTTGTACACAGGTGGGAACTTGTGGCGAGTATATAGATAAATTGGCCCCAAAAGGAATCACTTTATTCCATTTCTAACCCATCAATTTTCACTTCCAGTTCCAGGCTGGTCGTAAATCCGCTTTCGCCCAGGTTATGGGTCAGCGTGGTAATGATCCATTCCGCCGCATCAATCTGCTGCTTAAACCCGCTCACCTTTACCGGCATCTCCGTATAAAGCTCAGCCCTGCCGCGCGCCAGCTCAATGGAAAACGTGGCCACGCCCCGCTGAAGTCGTTCCCACTGCATTTTGGCTGCCCGCTCTGCATTAGCGCGGCTGGCATAAGTCCGGCTCAGCACCAGCACGTTTTCATCCGTGCCGATCAGATAATCACCCTGCTTAGCCTCCGGCTCTTTTTTCTTTGCCGTGGTTTTGCGCCTGCGCTTCACCTTCGTGACTTCCTTCTTCACCGGCTCGCGCGTGTGCAGCCAGCTGGCTATCACGCCCGTGTAAGCATCACGATCTGCCAGGCTGAACCGGTGGCTGTCGCCGTCCCTGCGCTGAAGGGTGATAACCGGCAACACCTTTCCGCTGGCCGTTTTCCCCTGCCCCTGGCGGATAAACAGCAGGCTGCCATTTTTCACGCAGGCAAGCGCCCCGGACTGGCGCGCAAGGCGCATCAGAAAGCTGGCGTCTGATTCGTTCGTCTGGTCCATATGGTCAACGGCAAGCTTTGCCACATCATCACCCAGCGCCAGCTTCAGCTTATGCCTGGCCGCAATATCGCGTGTGATGTCGCCCACCGTGACCTTATGCCATGACTTTTCGCGTTTCGTGTTAAGCGTCTCGCGAAAGTCGGCACTGCGCGCGCGAAGCGTCAGCCGGTCAGGCGTTCCCGAGTGTTCAATTTCATCAACCGTGTAGGTGCCTTTGGGGATAAGCAGCTGCCCCTCCCACCCCAGCGCCAGCGTCAGTGCAACGCCCCGGCGGGGAAGCTGCAGCAGGCCGTCCGCATCGTCCAGCTGAATATCCAGCTGGTCAGCCTCAAATCCGCGGTTGTCCGTGAGCGTCAGGCTGATAAGCCGCTTTTCAATCTTCTGCGTGATGTCGGCACCTTCCATCGTCAGACGGAACTGCGGCGCGCTGATGGCCCCGTTAGCCCAGGCGGAACTGTTCATTGCAGCAACCCTCCCACTGCAGAGTTAAGCCTGCCCACCGCGCCGGTAGCCGCGCTTTGCATCGCGGTTAACTGGTCGCTCAGGCTGCCAAACATCTCGCGCAGCGATTCATCCGTTCGCCTGAGCGTAAGCGTAAACTCGATGCGCCTGCACGCGCCGTTACTGAAAAACTCAGTGCTGGTCTTGTTCACGCTCTCAATAACAAACATGCCGTAAATTGCCCCGCTGCCCTCAATCAACGGCCACGCGCGGCCAAGCTCCGCAATCTGCTCCAGCGCGAACAGCGTCAGGCGGCCACCGGTCATTTCAGGCAACAGAACGCCCGTCAGCGTGATGGTGTCGTTATCCGGCCCCAAAAACTGCATTGACGGACGGACACCCACCCGGCTGTTTGTCGGAAACCGCCAGCTGCGCTGGTGTTGCAGCTGCTGATAGGGGGCAGTTTTCAGCATGAAAACAAACAGCCCCAGCGTCATCATCATGATTCAAACCCTCCACGGTCACTGTAGGAACTGCGCGCGCGGGCCTTAGCCTGCCGCTCTTTTTCTTCAATCTGGCGCATCACCTCATCCACCACACTCTGATGGCTTTCGCCCGGCTGCTGCACGATGGTGAATGCATAGCTGTTATGCACCGGGGCAGCCGCTCCGGCAGACATTACGCCGCCGGTAGCACCCGCCGGTTGTGCTTTGGCGGGCAGGCTCATGGGATGCAGTGGCCGTGCTGCGGCCGGTGTACCTGCAAGCCCCATCGCCAGCGCGGCAGATGCGGCCAGTGATGCGGTGCGCCTGCGGCTGGTGATACTCGCCGGACCGTTCACAAGCTCCGGCCCGTTCTCTCCTGCAATCCCAAACTTCCCGGCGGGAATAAAGCCGCCGCTGTCGTACAACCCGGCAAACCCCGTTGCCGATCCCGGACTCTTACCCGGCAGGCCCGGCAGGCCCGGCATCACCGGCGAGGCGTCACCCGGTTTCATCCAGTCAGGCAGATAGCTGGTCAGGGATGAAAGCTTGCTTTTCAGCCCCTCCCACTTCGCGCTTATCCCCGCCATCAGCCCGTCAATCATCTGCGAACCGGCCTCCTGAAAACGGGCCGGCAGCGCCTGCACGTCCGCAACAATTTCACTCCACTTTGAACTGATGTACGTCCTGATGGCGTCCCATACGGCGCTGACCTTGGTGCTGATGCCATCCCATAAGGCGGCAAGCTTCGGCCCCAGCGTGTCCCAGTTCTGCCAGATAAGCAGCGCCCCGGCGGCAATCAGACCAATAACCGCCAGAATCGGGTTCGCCAGCATCAGGCGGCCCAGCCATAAGATGCCGTTGCCCATCAGGCCAATCGCCCCACGGATAAGGGTGAACGCGCTGACGGTTTTGATGCCCAGCACGCCGCAACTCAGGCGCAACAGGGCCAGCGGGCCAAGAATGGCGGCAGCGGCCAGCGACAGAACCCCCACGGCACTGGCCGCAATGGCAAATCCCGCGCCAAGCTTAAACAGCCCGGCGGTCAGCTGCGGGTGCTGCTTCACAAAATTACCCAGCGAGGTGGCGAGGTCACCCAGCCAGTCAGACAGTCGCTTGAGGTCCGGCGCGACGGTTTCACCAATGGCGGCCATTGCGTTGGTAAACGAACCGGTGGCCGCCTCCCATTTGTTGCCCAGGGTGTTCAGTGACGCATTGACGCGCTCACGCAGGGACGCCTGATTTTCAAGCTTGGCCGCCGTTTCCCGGTAGCCCTCAACGCCTTTGGAAATCATGATGTTCAGCACCTGCAGCGTCTCCGCGTCATCGCCAAACATATCCTTCAGGGTGGTGAGTCGCTTCTGGGTGCTCAGGCTCTTAAGCTGCGCCAGCTGCTGATACATCTTATCGATGCCGCCGAACTCGCCCTTGCCGTTCGTGAAGTCAAACTTCACGCCGGTGCCTTTCAGGTCGCTGTTTACGCCCTTCATTTTGTCGGCGTCCATCATCCCCTGAAACACCTTGCGGTAGGCGTTACCGGCAGACTCGCCCGCCATGCTGGACTGATCGGCCATAACCAGCAGCGGCGCAAAGGTTTTTGAAGCCTCCAGCCCTTTCTGCTTGATGATGTCCATGGCGCTGCCGATTTTTGCATAACCCTGCAGCATGTTTCCCGGATCGACACCGGCATAGAATCCCTTCTGGATGATGTCGGTCAGGGCCATCATGTCCTTTTCGCTGGTCTGCGTGGCGTCCTGCAGCTTGGCGGCAAATTCCGCCGCGTCAGTGGGCGCCATCTTCAGCTGAACGCCCAGATACGCCGTTGCCTCACCCAGCCCGCCCAGAATTGACTGCGCGCTCATACCCTGACGCCGCAGCATGGTCATCATGTTCTGAAAATCAGCCGTGGTGCCGGGCAGCTTGTCGCCCAGGCCCACCGCCAGCTTGTTGATTTTCTCAAATTCCGGCAGCACTTTTGCCCCTGGCCCCATCATGGACGCGGCCAGCTGCGTGGAGGCATCCTCTGATTCAGCGTAAGCCCTGACCGGGGCCATCATCGTCATCCCGGTGGTCACGCCGGTGGCAACCATGCCCGCCCCGTTCCCGGCGAGGTTATTGCGCAGCTCCATCGATTTGTCATGTCGCGCCCGGATGGCGCTCAGCTTCTGCTGCCGTTCGCCCAGCTTTCGCAGCTGCGCCTGCTGGCGCTCAATCGCCGCGCTGGCACCGTCAGCATCCGTTCTGAGTCGGCGCTGCGCCGCGCTCAGCTGTTTGGTATCAATACCGGCAGTGGTAAGCGCCTCGCGCTGGCGCTGAACCGACAGGCGCAGACCGTTATAAGCCTGCTGCAGTTCGCTGGCGCGCCCTTTTGCCTGTGACAACAGCTTTGCCTGCTGCGCCGTGGGCCTGTTGGTTGCCGCAAACTGGGTCGCCAGCTGCGCGGCCTCATGCCGGGCGGTTGCCAGATTCTTTTCGGTAATAGCCAGCTGGGAGCGCGTCTTGCGAAAGCCGTCAATGCGCCCGGCCTGCTCGTTCAGGGATTTCAGGCCGTCTTTGCTGGCCCTTAGTGCGGCGGCCAGCTCCTTTGAGCCAGCCTGCGCATTTTTGAAAGGACGGGTGATTTTATCCACCGCGTTGAGAACCACCTGCAGACGCAGGTTTGTATCACTCATCGTCACCGGCTCCGCTGCGTAAAACTGCCCTGTGCCGCCACTCCAGCACCTCCGTCAGTGGCATGTTCTCCGTTACGGAGGGCGGCCAGTGAAATACGGTGGCGATGTCTGCCACCAGATCGTCTACCGTCAGGCCGTCTGGAAATCCGACGTCACCGACTTCGGCAACAAAAAAGTCACCACCTCAACCGACAGCAAAAGCAGATCGGCAGGGTCCATTTCGTTGATTTCGTGCGGCTGAAGCGCAGGCACGGAAATGCGCGGTAGCACAACCATCATCGCGTTGACGTCCATATCCATTAGCGCCTGCAGGCGGGTGCCGCGCAGCGAACCGGACTGGGGCTTACGCAGGGTGACCTGGGTGATGGTTTCTTTGCCGCGCTGGATAGGCGTATCGAGCACAACGATTTTTTGCAGCGGCAGGGTTACCGCCTTTTCAGCTTCTTTAGCCATGTTGTTCAGTTCCTGAATTCAGTGAGAATAAGCGGCAGGATTTCACCTGCCGGAGTAATCAGAGGCCCAGCGCGTTGCGGTGTGCTTCAAGCATGTCCACGCCGCCCACGATTTCGACCATGTTCACCAGGTCAACCTCGTAAAGCACCTCGCCGTTAATGGTCAGCTTGGCGTAGCTGTTGGTGCCGGACACTTTGGTGGTGCTGGATTCGCCCGATTTCCATTCTCCCGAGTCCACCTCCTTGTGGCGGCCACGCACGACCAGCTCAACGGCCTGTACTTCAGCGGTGTCATCGCGCTGGATAGATCCGGTAAAACGCAGCTGGATACCGTCCACGGTGGTGGCTCCCAGCTGCTTGAACAGCAGCAGTTCGGTGCCGCCAATGCTGAATTCGGTGTCCAGCGCGCCATCATCCAGCCCCATATCGATGTCCACCGCGCCGGGCATCCCGCCGCCACGGTATTTTTCAAACTTACGGGTGAATTTTGGCAGCGTCACGGACTCCACGATGCCCATCCAGTTGTTACCGGCGTTAAACAGGTTCAGGTGCTTAAGTTTGCGGGGTAAGGCCATGTTTCCGTCTCCTTATGCGCTGGCGCGGCTGGCAAAGTTCACCAGATACTGGTCAGTAATACGCTGGCGCAGCAGCAGGTTTTCCAGCGGTGGCACCGGCGTATAGTCGTAATCGATCAGCAGCTGCCCGGCTTTCAGCGTGTCTTTGGTGTTCACGCTTTCATCCAGCCAGCAGTCACCGCCAATGAGATAACCCTGGTTAACCAACTGGCGCATTTTGGCGCGGATACCTTCAATGATGTCACGGGCCAGTGACGGGTTAAGCGGGCCATCCACAGACCACATATGTGCTTCCGCCATCGTGTCGGCCAGAACCTGCGCGGTGCGGGTGTAGTTTTCAAACGCGAAAAGCGGATCGTCACTGAGGCAGCGGGAACCCCAGAAGCGAAAGCCGTCCTTGCGGATAAGCGTGGTGATGTCGTTCTTGTTCAGCAGGCCCGCATCGGTGGCCGGATCCTGCAGGTCCCAGAACACATCGGCGGAAATGCCGGTGACGCCGTTCACGCCCACGTTCGACAGGGTTTTGTGCCAGCCGGTCTGCTCATCAATTTTGGCGCGCAGGCCCAGCGCACGGGCGGTGGCGTAAGCCGTCGCGTCCGCACTGGTCACGGTGTCAAAATTGATGAAGTCCGGCCAGATAAGCATCCCTTCACGCTGGCTGAAGTTTTCGCGATAGGCAATCACGTCTTCAACGGTTTTACAGCCATACGCCGCCAGATAGGCAAAGCCGCGCAGGCTCTGGGCCACGGACAGCAGCTCGGTGGCCACCGCCTGCGTGTCATGCCCCGGTACGCCAAGAATGCGCGGCTTGACGCCCAGCTGCGCCTGCGCGGCCAGCAGCGCTTTCATGCCGGTGCGTTTGCCGTCAGTCGTCACGCCGCCGATGATATTGGTTGTGGTTTCCGCTTCGGTTTCGCCCTGCGCCACGCGCACAATCACGGTAATGGGTTTCGCCTGGTCGGCAATGGCATCCAGTGAACGGGCCAGCGTGCCGGACTCTCCAGCCTTGCCGCTGGCGGTCAGTACGTCAGTAACCAGCACGGGCTTGTTGAGCGGGAACATCGCCGCATCGGCATCATCGCCGGTGCAGACCATGCCCACGATTGCCGTGCTGACGGTGGTAATGGTTCGGGTGCCTTCGTTGATTTCCTCAACGCGCACGCCGTGGTGATAGTCTTGCGCCATGTAACGAATCTCCTGTTAAGGGGTTTCGCTATGGTGAGAGGTAAGGCGGGCTACTGCACTCAGTTGCCGTTGTGTGGGAAGTGGTACAAATAAAACAGGCCCGGATACGGGCCTGGTGGTTATGCTGGCATCTGCGGCCAGATGATATTGTAAGGGAAGTCGCTTGCTGCCGTGATGTCTCTCAGGAGCTGCCGGTACGCTTTGATTTTTTCTTTATAATCCGGCTCAACCGGGTAGTCATCCACCATGTAAACGTCAGTTTCTGCCAGCATGGCATCACGCTTAGCCCGCGCCATGGCTGAAAGTTGATCCGCGCCGAGTTCGGCAGGCTCCATCAAAATGACGCCCCCCTTTTTATCGACCTCCACGACCTTACCAAGCGAAATACCTTCCAGGAGTGATGTCCACTTTTCATCGCTGATTTCAACTGAGTCGGCAGGAATGTCTTCTCCGTGAATATTTAGATCATAAAAACCAAATGTTGATGGGCTGTAGCGCTTAGTCATAACCTTTCCTCAGTAGCCGATGGCAATCCATTGTGAACCCGTGACACCCATTGTGAAGGAGGTTCCATTTAGTGTTACCGCCCGGATGTTCAGGGTGGTGAGGGATGTTGCTGCAGGCCCAAAGACAGTGAAGTTAGACGAACTCCACGAGCTGGAACTGATATCCCCACAGAAGCACCGGATCACCGCTTTGGGAAAAGCAACAGGAAACGTTGCCTGCCCCGCTCCGGCTGAAAGATTTAAATAACCCCACTGAATGATTAGGCCGCCCGGCACATCTGGAATACGGATGTAATCACTGCCCGCAAACGTGCGCTTCCCAAACAGCCCCATCACCGCCGCGATTGTTGGAAGAAGCTTATCGCTGTTCCCGGTCATGTCAGCAGCTGCGCCAACGTTAAGTTTTGCAGCATTCCCAAGGCCAAGATTCAGAAATACCTTCGCAAGTAAGTCATCCTCTTTGAATTCAGAAAGCGCATTTTGTCCCTGTAGGTACTGCTTATGAGGATTGACCGCCGCGACATGGTCTTTCATAAGATTGTCTGCATAAGCTTCAACCTCAATAATCGCGGTATCAACATATTTACGGGTTGCCAGAACCACTGACGGGTCAATTTTGAGGGTGATGGCATCCGTGCTGTTCACAATCAGGATCATGCGAACGGTCTGCGTACGCCCGCTTCCCTCCTGCAGCGCTGGCTTGTAGGTTTCCGGCGTATTGCACACCGCTATCAGCGTACCGTCCTCGGAAAACAGCCCCATCTCACGGATCCAGAATCCCCCGTCCGTTTCGGGAATAATCTGCTCCGCGACAATCTGGCTGGCGTTCGCCGGATCGACGCTCAGCGTATTGATTGCTGCCCGCCGGTTCTCATGCACCAGCGCCGTCTGTGTTGCGGTTGGGGTTGGCAGCAAGCCGTTCCCGTCGCCCACGGCCATCTGGGTAATGTTCAGCTTGGTGCCCAGCGCGGCGGCATTCGCAATCTTAGCCGCGCCGAGGTTAGTCACGATGGCATAATATTTTTGTGTCATGGTCCCACTTCCAGCAGATCGATAACGTGAACCGCCGCGCCGCCGTAAACGGAGCCGCTGACGGAGATAATTTCCGGGGTGTAGGGATAAACGGTCATGTCGTCACCGTCATAGCTGGCGGCCGTCACTCGCATCTGGCCGTCAACCTGCAGATTGATGGACATCCCCAGCATATGGCGGCTACAGGGCTTGGCATCGCTAATCAGCCGCTCCAGCTCCTGATAGGTTTCTTCGGTTATGCCCTGGTCCTGCACGCCGATATCCAGGCGGAACGTGCCGGGTGCCTCACCGGTCTGCCACCACTCAATAATGCGAATGAGAAAGCCGAACGGTTCCACCACGCGGCGGATGGCGCTGGTTGTGCCTTTGTGCTGATGGATATAAAACGCATCCAGCACCACCCGGCGCTTGACGCTTTCCGCCCAGGCTTCGTCCCAGCGATCCACTGAAAACGCCCAGGCGAGATAAGGCAGGAACAGCACCGGACAGGTGGCCGGATTCCACAGGTCACGCAACGGCACCTCAAGACCTGAAATCCCGCTGCACGCCTCCGCATTCCGGCGCTCAAGCGTGGACGATCCCGGCGGCATAAGGCTGTTATTCAGGCTCAACCTTCCCCCTCCTGATCCGCAACGGCTACAGCCGTTCCTGTGCAGTAACCGGTCTGCGTGCGGTCCATAATGATGTCCGCTGCAGGCTCGATAACTTCCACCCAGTCAACACCGGCCACGCGCAGCACCGCGCCGTAAGACTCCCTCCGCACGCTGCGCCCCAGCCTCCCTTGCTCAGTCAGATAGGCAGCCAGCGCAGTTTTCGCTGCGGCCAGACACGGCCCCGCCGTCACGCCGTCAAACAGATGCAGCCGGGCATCCACGCTGTAACTGAAAATCTCTGCCCCCTGAGTCGTCACTCTGTCCGCCACCGGCCTGACGGTTTCGGCATTCAACGCCTTATCGACAATGGTCAGCAGATCAGCTGATGCCGTGCCGTCACCCTCACGGCTCAGCACGGTAATCAGCACCTCCGCCGGTGACGGACTGGTGGCCGACACATCCGCCACGCGCCCGTCCGCGCTCTTGGCGTAAAACTCGTAGGCCGCAGTTGGCCCGGCGACGGATAAGCCTTCAAAAGCGTTTGGCACTCTGAGGCGCAGATCGTCGTCCGACTCCATAACGGCATCCACCGGCGGCACGGCATCGGTATCAGCAGGCGTGATGGTCAGGCGGGATACGTTGTAGTTGGCTGCCAGCTGGTCCAGATCGCTGCTCAGGGCATACGCAACCATAACCGCCTGCGCCGCCTCATTAATGCGCTGCAGGAGCAGGATTTCCCGATAGACGTTTTCCTGCAGGGTTTTGACCTGCGGATCGGATTCCAGCGCCAGCACCCGGCGCACCGCCTCCTGTTTATCCACCGGATAAAGTGCGATCAGCGCCTCTTTACGTTCAGCCAGCAGCACCTCAAAATCCGGCACCTGGACAACCTGCGGCGCGGGTAGTTGTGATAAATCAATTACTGCCACTGTTCACCCCCGTTGATACCGACATAGAAACCGGTGAGCCGTCATCGCGCTGCCCGGCAATATCAACCTGCATTGAGCCATCAAAATCAGTCGTCAGGTTCACCGTATCAAGCCGGATACGTGGCTCCCATCGACTGAGGGCCGAATAGGTGGCCGCCATGACCTGCAGGCGCACCACATCATTTTGCGGCTGGTCAATCAGCACCGATAAAAGTGAACCGTATTCGCGTCGTGCCACCCTGCTACCCTCCGGCGTAATCAGAATGTCACGCACCGACTGGCGGATATGTTCAATATCGGTAATGGCTTCGCCGGTATCCCGGTTCATTCCCAGATACATCATCAGTGTGGCCCTCCGGTACTTGCACCGCCTTTTGCCACGCCATCATGCGTGTGACCGTCCGCCACCACGCCGTTAGATGTCATCGCCCCGCCGCCCTGCGTCACGCCGCCGTTAATGACAACTTCGCTGTTAATTTGCGTCTGGTCTGCGGTGACAATGAACGCGCCTGTTTTCAGCTCTATGCTGTCCGAGGCCTCAATCAGCACGCTCTTTATGCCTTTTATCAGCCAGCGCCCGGTGGCGGGTTCATATTCAAACCAGCCGCCGTCCGGGTACTCCGTCACGCTGCCATCTTCAGAATCTGAAGGTGGCGGGAAAGCCTCGGAATACACGGCGGGCAGTGCAAAGGCGGTTTCAAGATTGCCGCCCAGGCTCAGCAGAACCACCTGCTCACCCACTGACGGTTTCCACCAGATGCGTGAATTACCTGCCCGTAATGTCAGCCAGTTAATCCAGTTGGTTTCAAGGTCGCCCGTTTTCACCCGACACAGCCATTTATCCTTATCCACTTCCGAGACGGTCCCGGTACGGATCAGGTTGGTGATAAGGCGCATGATTTCGGTCAGTTGTGCATTCATGCTGGCATTATGGGAATACATCAGCTAATAATTTAGCAAAAATGATTGTGCCAACAACTACACAAGGAAAGAGAGATGGCCGTTTTAAATCTTGAGGACCAAACGCTAACATTTAATTATGCAAATACTTGCTTAACGAATGTTTTGTGTAATATAGAGGTTGAAGATGATGGACATTGGAATAAAATCAATATCATTTCAAAAGATGAATCCTTGACGGAAATTCAGGGCATATTATCAGTCAACGTTGAAATTGATTTCGCAAACCCAACCAGCGATTACGGAAAAAAAACCGTAATCAAAAACGCATCAGTCAGAGGATTCTCTGTAAGATTCGGCTCTCCAGCAAAATTTAGCTTTTCACTTTACCCGGAAGAAGTCTACCTTCATTACAAGACCCCAAATATTAAACATAAAAGAAAAGTATCCCTGAGTTACTTCATCAACAAATCACCGATGATAGCACCTTATTGCCGTCTAGAGCCTAGTGAAAACGGAAGCGTAACTGAAGATAAATCCCCCCCATTAAGACTAAGCTCCACCAATGGGATTAAATTGCATTCTGATGTTTTATTTACGTTTGCACTTAATGGGGACCACTTTAATTCAGAAAGATACCAACTTATAACAACGACATTTTCCAGAACCAAAAATATCATTGATTACATTAACAACTCCATTTCCCGTGAAATAAATGACGTAATGCTTTTATCCTCACTTCTACATGATAATAGAGTTTCATTCTTAAGCTGGAAAGCTGAATACTTTGGCAATACAGTTTTTTGCTACAAGAGCAATAAATTTAGAGCTGCTGATATAGCGGACACCTCTTACAGACATCTTATTGATGCCAATGAAGTAGAGGATTTTTATAACGTCACTACACAAATGCTTAAAGTCTCACTCTATAAGCCCTCGATAAAAAACGCAATAAACTCATTAATGATAAGTAGTAAAACTGTAGTGGAGCTTTCATATCTCTCCTACTTTCAGGCGTTAGAATCCATGATACTGACTTACAAAAGAATCAAAGGGACCGAATTCATTCTTGAGAAAAATAAATTCAAAAAATTACGCCAAAACCTTGAGAAATCAATTTCATCAGAAATCCCTGACTGTTCTGACACCAGAGCAAAGATAAAATCAAAATTAGCTGAATTAAATAGAATTTCCTTGAGGGAGGCCGGTGAGGAATTTTTCAAAGAACTTAATATTAACATGCAAGGATTATGGCCATTATTCGATAACAAACACGCCGAAATAACAGGCTTAGTTTCTTTAAGAAATGTTTTAATTCATGGCGATCTAATACCCTCAGCAAACTTCCATAGCCTTGCTATTGCCTCTGAACATTTGAGAGTGCTGCTGATAAGATGCACATTCAGTCTTCTTGGATGGGATTGCGCCAGAACAAAAGTAAGTCCTGAATATCTCATGCGTACCAATAATATTTTCCATGAGGACACTCTTAAAAAATCCCTAAGAGATCTGCACTCTTACTTCAAAAAAAATAATTAGCATCTTAATTATTAAGTTAACCATTTTAGGAAAGTATTTTTCAACTGCATTTCAACATCTTTATTCAGGCCAAGCAGCGGACGCTCGGCATATTTCACCTCAACTCCGCGCCGGTTCACCGTGTCTCTAAGCCCGTAGTGATGCACGCGGGCCAGCCGCTGAACCTGCCCGGTAAAAGACACTTCAGCCCGATTAGCATTGGCCTGCGCCTTGAGGTACTTCGCTGTTTTCAGCTTGGTGAACATTTTCCTGCGAATACGACCTTTCTTCGTTCTGGCAGTCACGCGCTTTGGCTCCCATGCAGTACCGTCCGGCGCACGCTGTGCGGTGATGTTCGCCTGCTGAATCTTACGCACGTCCCGCGCCACTTCACGCAGCATCCGTGAGCGCTGGGCGGGTTCCAGCTGATCCAGCAATGCAGCCAGCCAGGCATCAACCTGCTGCAGATTATCCATGTTGATGTGATGCCCAGAATTCGTCCGGCTGCTCAGGCTCCGGCACTGCCTCCACCTGCATTACGCCATCCACTTCGCGGGCGATCACCCGTTCGGTCAGCTTGAGATTAAGACTCAGGTCGCAACGGTCATTACCAAGAATATCCACCTCAAACGTAAACAGCTTCTCCCGCTCTGCCGTGTTCTGCAGCGCGTCGGGCTGGTTATCGCGCAGCCAGAACTGGACGGGAGCCATCAGCAGATTCTGATCGCCGGTGAAGTCCGTGATCACAATATTCAGCGTGTAACGGTACTCCCACGAAACGGAGTTAGCAGACGTGGCAACCAGCGAACCGTTATCCACAAACAGATGGAGCCGGTCAGGATTTTCGCGCACGTATGGCACGGCATCATTCAGGGCTTTTCGTAAGGACTGCGGCTTGTTCATCGTCTTTTTCCTGACAGGTCACTATGGTGTCCACCTTGTCGGCACAGTTCGCCCAGGCGGCTTCAGCGTCATCCAGCGCGGCCAGCAGCTCGCCATTACTTCGGGGTGCTGACGGTCCCAGGTGGCACCGGGTGATTTTGGGACAGCCACTCACGGTAAGATTCACCTCCGGCGATGGCCGGTCTTGCGCGCAGCCGGACAACTGCATCAGGCAGAAGGGAATCAGCCCATATACGAAGTTCTTCATTTTCACGCTTCAGTTCCTCAATCCGCCGATGCCTGTCACGCAGCAGCGTGTTATTTTTTTCAGCCGCGGCATAAAGCTGCGTCTGCGCCTGGCTGCTGGTATGCGTCAGGATGTTCAGGGCAATCAACTGGCTGTTCTTCTGCGTCAGCGCCTGCTTTTTGCTGTTCAGTTCGGTTCTTTGAGTTTCAATCGTGTGGCTGGCGTTATTTAGCCGCCACGACTGCCAGCCAAGCATCGCAGCCAAAACGGCCATGACCATCACTAGCAAGCGCATCACGTTTTGACTCCCTTCAGACACCAAGCCAGTTCCCGCGCACGGCGGTTATCCAGCCCCTGATTGAATACGCCTTTGACGTATACCCAGCGCGGCAGCTGATTGCAGGCATCGCGCCAGCGCTCCGCTTTCAACAGCTTCACCATCATGGAGCCGCAGGCGTTACCGGTTCCCACGTTGAACGCGAACGACACCACCGCGTCATAGACCTTTTGCGGCATCTCCACGCCGACACAGCGCGCCAGCGCGGTTTCAACCCGTAACACATTGGTGATGAAATTCCCCGCCGCCTGCCGTTCCGTGATTGTCCTTCCCAACACCACGCCGTGGGTGTTTCCGATACCGTCTGTCCAGACGCCTGCACTGCACTGATAGGGACTGAGGCGGCAACCTTCATAGTCCGCAATCAGCCGCATCCCCTCAACGGAGGTGTGCAGCTGCTGGAAGCCGGGCAGCGTGGCGGCAATGGCCAGCACGACACCCACGGCGCAACGCTTAACGAGTTGCAGATTCATAGTCCTCCCGACTGATGCGCCCGCTGGCCAGCAGCTGATAGGTCTTGCGCTTGTAGTACCAGCTGATGAACGCCATCAGGATCCCGACCAGCAATCCGGCCACGGTTGAAAAATCCTTGAGCGACAGATCGCCCAGCCACGCCATCAGAATTGCAATGCACCAGGTGATAACGGTGCTGATTTTCTCCGCCATGATTCAGTCCCAAAGCTGAACGGTCTGAGAGGTGGCAGCAGGCGCAGATTCCGGCAGCTCAACCTCAAGGCCGTGAGGTAAAATCGGGCCATGTTCGGCCAGTCCCGGATTCGCCTGCAGCACCTGCTCCGTCACGCCCTGCGTGCGCCCGTAGTGACGCCAGCACAGTGCGTCCACCGTGTCATACTGCAGCGCACGCACTTTCATCAGATCAGTTCCACAATGTTGTGCGGCATATCCTGCACCCGGCTAATCGCCCAGCGCGCATCGCGCCACAGCTCGCCGCTGGCATCTTCCAAGACCTCACCCCGCTTTGCGGCGGCTGCCGTGGCGTCAAAGTCCTGATAACGCTCGTTAAGCACCGCCCGCGCCCAGCACCAGACCGCATTGCGGTAGTGATGCAGGCGCTGGCTTTCGCCTGCCAGCTTTTCTGACGGCACGTCCGCAAGGCTGTTAAAGCCCCTGATTTCCTGCCGTTCGCGGTAGCCATAAAGCTCCGCATTCACCTCTGACATCGCAGTCAGAACGACCTGACGCAGGCGGGCCGGGGTTACGGTGCCGTCAACGCGCATCGCCGCGCGAAAGCCCGCCAGATCGATATCCGGCCAGAAAGAGTTATTGAGGATAATTTCCGGCGTATCCGACGCCTTTTCTGGCGCAACAAACTGCATTGTCATTGCCTTGGTACTCCTGAATTAGTCGGGCGGTGGACGGGGTTTTGATGCGGCAATGCCTGTCGCCACCCCGTGCCGCCCCGCGCGTTGGCACGTCCGGTTATCAGCTGGCGTTACGAAGCTTCCGCTCCAGCTGCTCTGTGTCTTTTTTCACGCCGCATTTGTCGTCCAGCTGCATGGCGCGTTTCAGGTGATTCAGGGCTGAAACGGGCTGGCTTTCGCGCAGCACGTAGCCAAGCGACTTGTGCAGGCGGGCGCGTGACTGGTCAGGCATATCCAGACCATCGATCACGTCCAGCGTCTGCAGCAGCAGCTCAGCATCAAACGGGGTTTCGGCCAGAAGGGCGGCTTTGGCGGCATCGGCCATTTCTTCCGTCAGCAGCGTCTGCACGTTCCGGTTAAAGCCGGTAGGCATAACCCAGCCGTGTTTCAGTGCATGGCGTCCGATAGCAAGCGCACCGGCATATTCCCCGGCATCGATACGCCACAGCATCACGTACATCAGCACGTCATCCTGACGCGCACCGTCAGCGGCCAGCACGCCCTCCGCCCAGGCGGCATACTTGGGCAGCACTTCCAGCTTGATTTCGGCTTTTTTGACGGTGGACTGAATGCCCTTGAGGCGGCGGCGGTCCTCACCCAGCTGCATCAGCATCAGGTCATAGCCTTTTTCATGGCGAACGCTGCCGCCCTGACGGGCGGCCTGTTCGGCCTGAATGCGCTGGCGGTGTTGCCGTGCGGGACTCAGGCTCATGGGTTACGCCCCTGCTTCCGGTGCTACGGCTGAGAAGTCGCCGATAGTGATGTTTTCTACCAGCGCGGCGCAGCGGTAATCCTCAACAACGTAGGCTTCGTTGACCGATTCAAAGTTTTCGATGCGGTCACGCTTCGGATTGTCGATAACCGAACGGCGGCGGGTGTCTTCCTGCCAGTAGATGGAGAGGTTATCCAGACGGGTGATCAGCACCGCATTGGCCGGGAAGTACGGCGCACGGACTGCCTGCAGGCCACCCATGCGTTTCTGGCTGATAATCAGGTCAGCAGCCAGCTTTTCCGTATTGGCCTGATCGCTGTTGACCAGCGGGAAATACTTGTCAGACAGCAGCTCACGGCCACAGATAACAACCAGCTCGTCATCGTCCTGGAAAATCGGATCGATAAGCTCATTGACCGCATCCATCACCAGCGCGTCCAGGTTGGCGTAAGCGCCACCTTTGCCCACCTTCACCGGCGCGGCTGTAGTGGTGCCATCTTCTGCCGTGGTGCTGCCCAGCACGTTATCCGGCGCATCCTCACGCACCTTCTGCAGCCAGCCCTTGTTCACGTCCTGCAGCAGCTGATTCTCTGCGCGGTTGGAGGTTTTGACGCGCTTCACGCCGTTAAAGCCGATCATGATGCGGTCCAGCGACTGACGCTTAATGATCGCGTCCCGGATACGCACCTGGAAGTCCTGGAACTTGGCCCACATGTCCAGCTTGGCGTAGGTCAGCGCCGTATCGAAATTGGTCTGCTCACACTTGTACTCGACGCCCGCCATTACCGTTGGATCGGTTGGCTCACGGTCTTTCGCGGTGGTGTCGGTGGTACCAGCAATGGTGCTGCCCACGCCAAGACCCAGCAGCTCGCCGGACTGTTCAGCCACGCCGATCACGTTGATGTTGGTGAGAAATGCGGCCGACTGCTGGATCTGGTCTTCCAGCGTCTGCGCCACGGACGCCTCCACGTTGAATTTGCTCGACAGGTCAATGACCTCCACGCCGTTCAGGCGGGCCAGCTGCATCAGGTAGGCGTTAAAGGCAAAGCGGGTTTTCTGTTTCATCGGGTTTGTTGCTCCATCAGCAATTGGTCAGGCCGCCAGCCGGTACGTCACCGCCCGGCGCGCGCTGGCGATAATCGGTGCGGCTGTCCTGACGGCTCAGCTGCGCCTGAAGTTCGTTAAATGCGGCCACCTGCTCAGAGAAAGCGGTCTGCTGCGTTTGCAGCTCCGTTTCCATCTGGCTCAGCCGTTCGGCCTGCCCGCTCAGGGCTTCATCCGTGCGGTTGCTCAGGCTCTGCTGCTCGGTGGCAACCAGCTCCACAGCCTTATGCACGTCAGAAAAGCGCGCATCGTCGGACTGCTCTTTTTTGCTGAACAACGCGGTAACGCGGGTGAAAAGGGACGGCTTGTCGTCCTGGGCTTCCGTCAGTTCGATAACCGTTTCTTCAGCGGCGGAAAACAGGTTTTCAGGTGACTGCTTGCGGTTTGCCAGCGGGTTACGCGTGGCCGTTGCGCTGAACGTCAGGATTTCTGTCCCGAGGCTGGCCGGATCGTCAGTGGCCGCCAGGCCAATCAGATACGCCTTGCCGGTGTCGGCAAATTTCGGGCTGATTTCCATTGAGGTGAACAGCTTCTGGCCCAGCTTAACCAGCGCCACCAGACCGTCCGTCGGTTCAATATCCGCATACAGAGCCATCTTTCCGGCCAGCGGGCCATCCTTGATTTCTTCAGCCGCCAGCGCCGTCACTTTGCCGTAACGGTTAAACGTGCTGTCCGGGGAGTAAGACTTGATGTGCTCAAGGTTGATAGTGGCCGTGTACAACTCCGGGTTATACGCGGCGGCCATCTGTACCAGCCATTCGCGCGTGATTTCGCGTCCGTCCGTGGTGGCACCTTCCACCCCGATACGAAAACGTTTTGCTTTTACCGTCATGAGCCAGGCTCCGTTGAGAAATAACTCTGTGAGGCCTTATGTTTGCGGTGATGGGGGGTATGAAACAACGGGCTGGCATTGTGGGGGAAACCACACAATCAGATGCGGCAGAAAAGGCGGCGTCGGGGCCGTATTTTGGGGCAATGAATACAACACTGACGCCCGCAGACCTCGATCCCCGCAGACAGGCTCTTATCCTGTTCTTTCAGGGATACCGCATCGCCCGCATTGCTGAAATGCTGGGAGAGAAACCCGCAACCGTTCACAGCTGGAAGAAGCGCGACAAGTGGGGCGACTATGGCCCCCTTGATCAGATGCAGCTGACCACTGCCGCGCGTTACTGCCAGCTGATTATGAAGGAGCAGAAAGAAGGTAAGGATTTCAAAGAGATTGACCTGCTGGCGCGCCAGTCAGAGCGCCACGCCCGTATCGATAAGTTCAGCAACGGCGGGAATGAGTCGGATCTGAACCCGAAGGTGGCCAACCGTAACAGCGGCCCGCGTAAGCCGCCTGAGAAAAACGTCTTCAGCGACGAACAGATTGAAAAGCTGCAGGAGGTTTTCCACGGTTCGATGTTCGGTTATCAGCGCAACTGGTGGGAAGCGGGCAACAAGCACCGTATCCGCAACGTTCTGAAGTCCCGCCAGATTGGCGCAACCTTCTACTTTGCCCGCGAAGCGCTGATTGATGCGCTGACCACCGGCCGCAACCAGATTTTCCTGTCAGCCAGTAAGGCGCAGGCGCACGTCTTTAAGCAGTACATCATTGAGTTTGCCCGTGAGGTGGACGTGGATCTGAAGGGCGACCCGATGACGCTCAGTAACGGCGCGTGCCTGTACTTTCTTGGCACCAACGCCCGTACCGCGCAGAGTTACCACGGAAACCTCTATCTGGATGAATACTTCTGGATCCCGAGATTCCAGGAGCTGCGCAAGGTTGCATCCGGTATGGCGCTACACAAAAAGTGGCGGCAGACGTATTTCTCCACTCCGTCCAGCCTGACGCATAGCGCTTACCCGTTCTGGTCCGGCGCCCTCTTCAACCGTGGCCGCGCCAAAACGGATCGCGTGGACATCGACCTGACGCACGGTTTCCTGTCGCCGGGTAAGTTCTGCGATGACGGCCAGTACCGCCAGATTGTCACCGTTGAGGATGCGGTGCGCGGGGGTTGTAACCTGTTTGATATCGACCAGCTGCGCCTGGAGTACAGCCCGCCGGAATACCAGAACCTGCTGATGTGTGAGTTTATCGACGACCTCGCGTCCGTGTTCCCGCTTGCCGATCTGCAGGCGTGCATGGTGGACAGCTGGGAAGTCTGGCAGGACTTTGAGGCGTTGGCGCTGCGACCGTTCGGCTGGCGTGAAGTCTGGATCGGATACGACCCGGCCAAAGGCACGCAGCACGGCGACAGCGCCGGATGCGTGGTGATTGCGCCCCCTTCCGTTCCGGGCGGCAAGTTCCGCATTCTTGAGCGCCATCAGTGGCGCGGCATGGACTTCCGCGCGCAGGCCGATGCCATCAAGGAGCTTACCCGCCAGTACAACGTGACCTATATCGGCATTGATTCCACCGGCGTGGGGCATGGCGTCTATGAGAACGTGAAAATGTTCTTCCCGGCGGTAAAAGAGTTTGTCTATAACCCGAACGTGAAAAACGCCTTGGTGCTTAAGGCATACGACATCATCAGCCACCGCCGTCTGGAGTTTGATGCGGGCCACACCGACATCGCCCAGTCATTCATGGCTATCCGCCGGGCCACTACCGCCAGCGGCAACCGTCCGACCTATGAAGCCAGCCGCAGCGAAGAAGCCAGCCACGCCGATTTAGCCTGGGCAACCATGCACGCCCTTTCCAATGAGCCGCTTCAGGGTGAAGCCGCACACACCAGCAACATCGTGGAGATTTTTTAAATGAGCAAACGCAGGAACCGCAGCGGCCAGCAGGCCATTACCCGAACCGTTCAGGCCAGCGCACCGCAACAGCCGCACGCGGAGGCGTTCACCTTTGGCGATCCGGTGCCGGTGCTGGACCGGCGGGAACTGCTGGATTACGTCGAATGCGTGGTGATGGATAAGTGGTATGAGCCGCCGGTGAGCTTTGACGGGCTGGCGCGCACGTTCCGCGCCGCCGTACATCACAGCTCGCCGATGGCCGTTAAGCGCAACATCCTGACCAGCACCTTTATCCCCCACCCGCTTCTGAGCCAGCAGGCGTTCAGCCGCTTCGTTCAGGACTATCTGGTGTTCGGCAACGCCTATCTTGAAAAGCGTACTAACCGGCTGGGCGGCGTGCTGTCGCTAGAGCCGGCACTGGCGAAGTTTACCCGGCGCGGTACCGATTTAGACACCTACTGGTTTGTGCAGTACGGCCTGACATCGCAGCCGTATGAATTCACCAAAGGTAGCATCTTCCACCTGATGGAACCGGACCTGAATCAGGAGATTTACGGTCTGCCGGAGTACCTGTCAGCCATTCCTTCCACGCTGCTGAATGAGTCGGCCACGCTGTTCCGCCGCAAGTACTACATGAACGGCAGTCACGCGGGCTTTATCATGTACATGACCGACCCGGCGCAGAGCCAGGAGGACGTAAACAACATCCGCTCGGCGATGAAAGGAGCCAAAGGACCGGGCAACTTCCGTAACCTGTTTATGTATTCGCCGAACGGTAAGAAGGACGGCATTCAGATCATCCCGCTGTCAGAGGTGGCGGCAAAGGATGAATTTCTTAGCATCAAGAACGTGAGCCGCGATGACATGATGGCCGCACACCGCGTACCGCCGCAAATGATGGGGATTATGCCGAGCAATGTTGGTGGGTTTGGCGATGTTGAGAAAGCAAGTGTAGTTTTTGTGAGGAACGAACTTATTCCACTCCAAAAACGCATGAAAGAGTTAAATAACTGGCTTGAAGAAGAAATAATAAATTTTTCAACCTATGATTTATAAAATTACAACTGGCTGCTAAACAGCCAGTTGACATTCTCTTGAATTAAAAAAATACTAACTTCAATAACCATTATTTTAAACATTATAAACCAATACATTAAACTAAAATTCATGGTCGAGAAATTGATACTTCAAACTTTGGACCAACGTTTGCGAGGATTATCCTTTTATCTGAACCTACCCAAAACATCAATCTCAGCGCTTGGTGCCCCTCAGTAACATGTGTTCGAAAAGCCTTTAAACCATCTAATATTAATTGCTCCCTAGAATTTCCTGACTCCCTAAATTTATTGACTGAGCTTTTAGGCTTCCTACATAAAACATGCACTATCGTTTCGAAAACCACAGATGAAAACTGTTGATTCCCGCCAGATTGATTCCTAATTAGTGACGCCAAGAAATCATGACCAATACTAAAATCTTCCCAACCTATTACACATGAAAGGTTATTTTTATCAATAAAAGACAAACAGCCACAAAATATTGCACACTTTAAGGATACGTCATTATTTGCTTCAGAGTACAGCATCAGTGAATCAATACTTTTCAAAAAACCCCAAGCATTAGTATATGTTTTCACCTCGCATGCACATACGCTTGAAATCCCTTCAGGAAGAATGGGATAAGATTCTCCAACTACCCCCCTAAGCGAAAACCCGTTAGACATAGAAAAAAACTCATCAGCCTGATTATAAAATATAGAGTAGTCGCCTTCCGATAATTTATTCCTTAGCATTAAATCCCTTAAGAAAGAAATAAAATATACTTTTCTTTTATCAGAAACTGAATTAACTGAAGGACTAACCTCAAAGTTATCCCACTCAATTTCATGAGAAATAACTTGAGAGTCAAACTCGTCGATTATTAATAAAATCCCATTAATCAATTTAACTACATCTTGTGGACTAAACACACATGAATCACCTTTTGGAAAGGCACCACTCAAAAGCCTATCACAAGGAAAAAAACCCTCTTCAGCCATTTTTAAAAGCATTAAAGTTTCAGATTTGATATCAATATCGCTGGATGAAATCACCTCTTTTAGAATCATCATCCCCTCAACGTAATCATTTACGTCAACATCTGAACATATTAGAGGAGAAATGAAATATTCAAAATTAATAACCGACGTCATCATCCATTCCTTCTGAGGCGATTTTTTTCCTTTTCTTACTGGCTTCCATCAATATTTTTTCAATTTCCTTATCTGTTTGATCAAAGAAATCAGCAGGCCATTCTGGTATAGCACCAAAGTTATTTATTTCCACCTCTTTGAATATTGAACCAGTATCGTTCTTGCTGATAAAGTAAAGTGAAGACTTATCTAACCATCCATATTCATAGTCTTGAGCCACTCTCAGCCTTAGCCTATTTATCATATACTCACTATGTGTCTCAATGATGCACTGACGCCCTGAAGCGGACATTATAAGAAATAAGTCACATAACTTTGACTGTACCTTAGGGTGTAAGTGTAACTCTGGCTGTTCAAATATTAAAACGTCCGATGACTGAGAATTTAAAAACATCAAAACTATAGGCAATACCTGGCTTACACCAACTCCAACATGAGTTAAATCCTGCCATTTATCTTGCTTGGATGTCTTAACATAGAGTTCATAGCCAAGCTTGCCTTTATCAAAGGTACTCACCTCCTCGACAACTCCAAGAAAGGACAACCATTTAATGCAAGCATCCTGTACCAAATCATATTTAATACTAAAAAAAAGCTTATCGTTAATGATTTCAGGACATGCGTAATGAATGTAGTTTTCTCTAATTCTATGTAAAAGTGAAGCAGTGAATTCCCCCTTTAGTCCAACCGTATTAGTATCATATGGACTTGATGAGTATACAGCCTGAGGTTCATTTCTCAGCGGCCCAAGATATTTTATGCTTCTTGAGAATGAAAAGTTCATTGCATATGAAATATCATTTAACAAACTTGAGACAAAGTGGTCTATGGAAAATATTTTTTCAGAATTTAAATACCAAATATTTTGCAGGTGTTCCTTGTGTTTTTCCAAAAGAGTCATTATATTTTTATGTTTTTTATCATCTAATGAATTAACCCAAAATAACCATTCTTCAATATTAATTAATTCGTTGTAAAAACTGCTAGGCAAATCAGAAGATTGAAGAGGGTAATTTATATTAACAAAGCTATTCTTGAACTGCTCTAGTATTTTCTCAGCATTTGTAGGCAAAGCTGAATTAGCATAGGATAAGCCAGAATTTTTCGCCTTCAGCTTTTTATTATTATTAATAATATCTAAGACATTTTCGGGCAATTCTATACCCTCAAGTAATTGCTGCCTATCGTTTAAAATAAGATTATAAACCTCTCTGGAAAACTCCTTGGGTATATATAAATCATTGAAATCTATCTCGTCACTATAATAATTCTCATAGTCTTTATTGCTTCGCCCACCTTTTACCAAAATATTTATAATTTCGTGACTTATCTTTTTTGTTTTATCATATTTAATATTCATTAGAGTGGGAATTAGCTCACCCGTACTCACTAGCCCATCTATTTTATAGTTAGGATATTTTTTATTAAGCTCGGTGCTTTCGCTTGTATCAAACTGGACAATTTCATAATCAACCTCTTTTAATTCATTGTAATTATCAGGTAATTTAAAATGAATCACATCAATTTTTTTATCATTACTTTCGGATTTTTTAGTTATGGAGTATTTAGCAGATATTATTAAAGGATGATACTCCTCATCAATTTTTGCGAAGCCCCTATCCCGCCGACCTAAAATTAACTCACAACTTATAAACTCTATAGAACTATCGCGTAGGAAAAAATCATCCCCAACTTCAAATGAAAAACCTATTGTTATTTGATTACTCTTTGAATCATGTTTTCTTATATCACTGTATGACCCGAGACGGATAAGATCGCCATTGAGAACAACACCATCGCCTTCAAATTTATTTGAAAAAGTCTGTGCAAGCATCAAGATAACTTGGATCAACGAACTTTTTCCACTACTGTTAGCACCGCAAAGGTAAGAACATGGGTTAAGTGTAATGGAGTGGGGCATATCCAATGTTTTAAAGTTATTAACAAATATATTTCTTATCATACTAACCTCAGCACCACATTTTAGTGAAAGCTACGTTTTTAATTATCAATATAAAAAATAGCCAACTGTAAAAACCCAGACATGACAAACTATAATAATTTTTTAATGATTAGCCAAGCAGTAAATCAAAAATCAATCTGACTGCATCTGAACCAATAAACGAACAACAATGAAATCGATCCTTAAGCTAATTCCCCTTTTGCGCGCGCTCGTACCCCCGCCACGCCTGCCCGCTTTATGAAGTGGTTTTCATGCACTGCATGACCTACGCAAAAGCCCGCCATTGCTGGCGGGCTTCAGGTAAAACGATCCTCGCGGGATCATGCGATCTCATGCAGCATAGGCATGCACTGCCCAAGCATCAGCTATAACAAGGAAAAGTCATCGTCAGTGGGATGATTTTCTGCCACGTCTGCAGATCGCTGTTGAAGATATAAAAGACCTTGTGAGAGTGAAACAGGTTCTGAAAACTCAAACATGAATGCGCCATTGATAGTCCTGCCTAACCAGTAACCTCCCCCGTTCTTCTTTGGGCGCTGGAAGAAAACCCATCCGCCAGGAACGTATTTTGTGAGTGAGTCACCGCGATAGACTATCTGGTAATTGTCGTCACGCTTGGCCATACGTCACCATCTTTTTCAAAGCTGCTGTTAAGGTTTAACATCTGAATTCTAGCCCTCTCCTACCTTCTTTCTTACGCCGTTCTTCTGGTCTCGAATCTCATCCACAATCCCAGTGAACATCTCTGCTACCCAGACCATGGCAATTTCTTTGTCGTCATCATTGTAGAGATCGTTGACCAATGAACGTGTAATCAAATCAATGCGCTGCAGCCGAATAGACTCCATGTAAAAATCTTTCATTCTCCCTCCCCAAAGCAAACACTGTATGCATGTACAGTATATAAAGTCACATCAAATGTGAAACGATTTTTACCCTTTCCCAGGATTAACCTTAGCTTTTTTGATTACATAGGTTTACCTCTCTGCTTCTCTGCAAGTAGATGAAATCTGGTAAGTAACTCTGTTGCCTTGGTTCTCTTGCGGGGCCGTAACAGCTCACCTTGTGCAGTACTGCTGAACCACATCCCGCCAATACGCGTTTCAGTTCCATCAACCAAACGTGAGGCAAGTCCGCGGCTGATAACTTCGCCACTAAGATCACGCACCTGCTCAATCACACGAATGCAGGCGGCCTCTTTCTTATGCGAACGCGTGAACACTTTGGCTGACTTTTGAGGCTGTTCGGAACGTATTCTGGTCAACTGCTTGCGCCGTTCCTTCCTGCTCATACTTCTAAAGTCTAAATCAGGCATACTTTCCGGTTTCGTCAGATCCTCAGATCCCGATCTTCCCGTACAGTTATTGACAGAACTCCGAGAGGGCGCGTTCGCACCCTTAAGGTCAACCGCCAATTCAACGGCCCGCTTCGCGACAATCTTCCATTGCACGAGACGAGTTAAAATTGGTGTGTCCTCCCCGACGGATGTTGCATACACGCCTTTGATACGCAGAGTTTTCTCGCCGTATTCGTTGCGGTCTTGAGATGCCTGATACCATGTGCGCACAGCCAGATCGTCATGACGAACAAATGGCCCGCCCTGAGCATTAACGTATTCGGCCCAGTCACCATCATCGGCAGCATCATGAGCGGCAGCAAATTCGACACTGAGGCCGTGAGCGGTTTCGCTGTCTTTCATACGGCGTAATTCGCGGTAAACCGTGACCGGCGCACCGCCAACAAACTGAAACTGGCGAATGTGCCACCGTGCCGCCCAGGCTGAAACGGCTGGCGCAGTCTCTTTCAGCTCTTTGCCACTCTCATCATCCAGCTCACCATCAAGGGCGTATCCGTCGATGTTTTTGGAAATATATTTAGCCACATAGCCCGTCGCACTGCCTTTATCGGGATCGATGGCTTCAGCGTGAAAGCGGGCCTTCCGGGCTTTATCCGTAGTCAGTTCATCACTCTCTTCCTGATAGGCGTAATCACGCAGGATTTGACGTACGCGGTCCACGTTTTCTGGAAGCATAAACATCAGCATGTGCCAGTGAGGCGTAGCGTCATGATGCGGCTCAGCTACACGAATGCCGAAGATGCGAATATCTTCACGATGCAGTTTTGCGCGGACTTTCTGCCAGACGTTGCAAAGATAACGCTGGGTCTCTGCCGGGCTGGCGCCATTCCATTTACGGTTGCGATAGCCGGTTTTGATAGTGGCGTGATACCGCGATGGTGCAGTGATGGTATAAAACTCCCCCACAAAACCCATCTCGTTACAGATATCCTCAAAGCCACGAATTCGGGTCATCAGCTCACAACGGCGGATCGCAGGGTTAGCAACGCTGCCATCATATTTCTCAATCAGGCTGATGCGGTTGCCTTCCTCGTCTTCCAGCTCCATCCCTTTAAGAAATTCACGGGTGCGGCGTTTCTGTTCACGCCATTCGATGATTGTCATGCTGCTGGCGTAAGGGGTGTGTTTTTTGCTGACGTTAGCCAGGGCAATCTGGAGATGTTCCCGCCACGATGCCGCGATACGGCGCAGCCGGCCTTTCCACCATTTTTCCATCTGCATACGCATTATGGCGGGGGTAACCTCTTCAGGGTCAAAGAGGCGAGACGTAACTTTCTCCCAAAGTGGAGGCGTCTGCTTAAACTCTCTGGTGATGGTTGCTGCCATCATGAAGATCCGGTGAGTGTATTTGTAATCTGATTCATCCCCCCCCAGGCCGTGTGCCTGAGCTATTTCAGCCAGAATGAAGCTGGCAACATCACCGGCCAGCAGATCAACATCCGCACGGGCCATTTCAGGAAGACGGTTGAATCTTCTCATCAACTCCCAGAGAGTGCCGGCGGCGGTTGCTGCCCGGTTGTTATCGCCAGCGTTCTCGGTGAGCGTCATAAACGTACCCTGGTTCATTTCCCCCAGACGATACTGCGCATTCACCAGCTCAAGGCGTGGCAATGTCCGCTCAACGAAGGTTTTCGTTAAGTAGGCATTGGCCCGCTGAACACCATGCTCTTTCTCCAGCTCAGCCAGCCGGCGATTAACATCAATGCGGACAAGGGTGGGTTGCGCTTCCAGTAATTCCCGCGCATGCGAGACAGCCGCAATCAGTTGATGGCGGCGGAAGATTTGGTCATAGGTTAGATAAGGACTACCGATAGCCTGCCGTGGTGCGTTCCACGGCCAGGCGTATTCTTGAGTCATGCAAACTCCCCGTTCACAGCACCAGGGTATAAAGCAGGATTAGCATGTTGAATCTGCGTTCCTGTGGGGCGGCTGACACAGATAAGTTCTTCAGCGCTCTTACCTTTACCAGCGGCTACGCCAATGCTGCGCGGGGCGGTAATCTGATGAAGGTCAAACTGGCGATAGAGGCTTTTAACCAGACGGGTGTGGCTGTTGGAAGCGATGACCGGATGGCGGTTAGCCACATCACTCAGGACAGATGCCAGCTCATACTGTTTATCTTTTCCAAAGCCTCCACTGTGATAATCCGCAAAGGTGTCATCGTATGGAGGATCGCAATAAACCACATCGCCAGCTTTAAGCATGTTCAGCGTTTCAGTAAAATCAGCACAAATGAACGTTGCCCGTTTTGCTTTTTCTGCAAAGGCTTTGATTTCTTCCAGCGGAAAATACGGCTCAGTGTAATTACCAAAGGGGATATTGAAATTGCCCTTCTGGTTATAGCGACACATGCCGCGATAGCCATTGCGGTTCAGATAAAGGAAATAGGCAGCGCGTTCCAGCAATGGCAACCCAAGATGATGATTAAATGCTTCGCGGATTGAGTAATAACTTTCCTGCGTGCGAATTTCCGCAAATGCCCGGAATGCCAAAATAATGAACTGCCGAGCGTTATCTTTAATCTGACGATAGAGGTTAATCAGGTCTGGATTAACGTCCGCCACCAGATACGCCTGATAATCAGTGTTCATCATCACAGCACATGAACCCGCGAAAGGCTCAACGAGGCGCTCACCCGCCGGCAAATGTTTAGTAATCTCAGCCATGATGCGTGACTTACTGCCTGCCCACTTCAAAACGGTATTCATACTGACGCTCCTCTGAAATGATAAGCGTGCAGCTCCTCGACTTGTTTACAGGTCACACACAGCGTCACGCCAGTAAGAGCCTTGCGGCGTTCTTCGGGGATCGGTGCTTCGCATTCTTCACAGAAGAACGCGCTAATCTGCACAGGGCGGTTGATCACATTTGCCAGGCTGCGGGCCAGATTCTCAGCCTCGCGCTGCTGCGCTAAATCCATTGAATCAGCCATTAGTGCAGCTCCTGCGCCTGTTTCTGAATCTCTTCAGCTTCTTCGCGAATCAGTTCAGCGGCTTCAATAGAATTCGCCGCACCACTGGCAATTTTTTCCGAAAGGAAATTAAGGCGAGATGAAAAGACAGCTGCACGATTACGGCGCTCATCCATACGTGCAGCATTCAGCAATGACTCGATCGCTTCAGGGGTGGTTTTAATTACTTTCGTTTCAATGTTTCTCATTAACTCTCTCCAGATTTAAGGCAAAAGAATGCCCGGCGGGTTTACGCCTTTAATTTCGGTTGGTTACTTAATTAGGTAGTGAAAGCTTCTTAGGAAATAAACTCACGACTGCACGAAAATGGTTCATTGCACCTATCAGCGCGTACTTTTCATCACTCGTCAGCTCATCAAAATCACATTCATGACGCTCTGACTTAAGGTTTGCCAGAAAGAATATTGCGGCCAGCGCACGCTTATTCTTTTCAAAATACACATCGCGCTTATCGCGCATATCAAACATGAACCGCTTAAGCTCGTCACCGCAGCTTTCACCGAAAACTTTTGTACGAAGATTTGCAATGTGGCTCAGGCCTTTGACGCGTTCCCCGGCCGTCATTGGGACAATAGCTTGTTCAGCATTGATAGCCATTTGCTCTTACTCCCTGTGGTAGTTAAACCTGCCAGTAATTCCGCCTGTGAAATTGACGGATGCCAGCGCCAGCCCTTCTCACCCATGATCCAGCCATTTCCGTAAGATGGAGAGGGATTCTGACGCTTCAAAAGAGGTGCTACAGAAAAAGCCATAGTTCCCTCAACTCAGACCGATAGAAGCAGTGATACCACTTACCGCGTCTACAGTGGATGACAACGTGGGATTACTGTGAATACGCGCTTGCACTGCAAGGGCTGCCAATGACAGATAACGGACGCCGGCATTAATGCTGGTCACAAGGGCACTTCTACCTCCAGCTGTTATTCGACCACCTGACACTGCATATGCTGCTAGCTGGCCAACCTCCGCCGTGGCTTTCAGTGCGTAGATATCCAGCTTGTCTGCCGTCATTTCATTAACCGGGACAGATGGCAGACAGTGCATCTGAGCCAATAGCGCATCAAGTAGGCTTGCATCCTCAGTAACATCTGTCAGCCGCATAAGATCCACACAGGTCAGCTGGTGCTTTTGATCAGGGTTGAGTTTGTTACGCAACATCTGCACGTTCATGCTGGCTTCAACCGCTACATCTGCCAGATTATGACGCTGAGCGAACGCCCGGCAGGCATCGTCAAAATGCGGGTGTTTAGAAACCTGAAAATCAAACATTTCAAAAGTTCCCTATTGGGTACAGGATGGTTCACGGCCCACGATGATCTGAAAACGATTATGTCCCAGTGCCTGACGGGTTTGGCGCTCAATGTATTTGAGGTAATGGATAGTATTTCTGCTGTTCTTATGGGACTTCTTGTCCTGAGAAAGGATCCCCTTTTCACACCAAGAACGAACAGTCCGTGGCTTCATACCGTGCAGTTCTGCGAACTCTTTGGTGGTCAGTTTCGCTTTTGGGATATAAATTGAAATCAAGGTCGCCATGAGGCATATTCTCCTGTTGGGATACGCTGAGTTTACATTTCCTGTACACAAAGTCGCATTTGGGTACAGCCAGAAGATAGGATCTTATATTGGTCATGTCAACAACAAAGTATACAAGTGAGATTACACTAACACCTCAGTCGGGTGGTAGGGATGCAATAGACCGCATCATGGAAGCCTATGGATTTGGGGTGAGACAGCAGCTGGCGGACCATCTTGGGATTTCTAAGAGCACTTTAGCCAACCGTTACATGCGAGATACCTTTCCTTTCGATTGGGTCATACTCTGTTCCGTCGAGACCAAAGCCTCACTTCCATGGCTAATGACAGGCAAAGGCCCCACGTTTGATCCAAAAGAATCGGACGTGATTAGCATCAATAGCATTCAGTTGGTGAATGGAGAGATTCAGCAGGTAGGCCATACCTTGTTCGATCAGTCCTTCTTAAAAAAAGACATTAAAAAACCACTACAGTTAATTGATGGTCAGAACCGATATATTATTGAATCGTCTTTTGGCGATGTTAATGATGGCTTATGGCTTGTTGAGATTGATGGTAATAGCAGCTTGCGAAAACTTTCCCGACTCCCAAATAAAAAGTTGAGAGTCAGTGATAATGAAATTTCGTTTGAATGCAACCTTGATGATATTACACCTGTCGGACGTGTATCTATGACCGTCAGTTATTCTTAGGTTATCAAGTGTCTGTTAGAAAGCTTGATAGCGGTAAGTGGCTGTGTGAATGCTACCCTGCCGGACGTTCTGGACGCAGGGTTAGAAAGCAGTTCTCAACGAAAGGCGAGGCTGTTGCGTTCGAAAAGCACACCATGTCTGAGACTGACGCTAAGCCCTGGCTTGGTGAGAAAGATGATACCCGTCTCTTAAGCGAACTGATCCAACTGTGGTGGGAACTGCATGGCGTCACACTTGCTGACGGCAAAAACAAGAAATTACGCTTTCAAAATTTAAACAGAACTTGTGAAGCCCTTGGTGATCCCATCGCTGCTGACCTTACCCCTTTCGACATATCAGAATATCGAAGAAAGAGAATTAGCGGTGAAGTCTTTAGCAAAAAACGTAACCGGTTTAGATTACCGGCCGCGCTTTCTACAATAAATATCGAATGCACTTACCTCACATCCGTATACAACAAGTTAAAAAAACTTGGTCATATTAAATATCCCAATCCTATCGAGAATGTTCCGCCATTCAGGATTAAAGAAAAAGAGCTATCATTCCTGAACATTGCCGAGGTGAACGCACTACTCAAGGCTTGTGAGGCATATGACAATGCCGATTTGACCACTATCGTGAAGATTTGCCTGAGCACTGGCTGCAGGTGGGGTGAGGCTTTGAACCTAAGAGGTTCTCAGGTCATCCCATACAAAATCAATTTCGCTTATACCAAAAGCGGTAAGAATCGATCCGTACCAATCACCAAAGAGCTGTTTGGCGAGATCAATGAAAAGCAAGGAGCGCTTTTTAAAGATGTGACCAAGCGGTTCAATACCGTCCTTAAGATGGCTAATATTGAACTGCCTCATGGTCAGAAAACGCATGTTTTGCGTCATACGTTTGCTAGCCACTTCATGATGAACAGCGGAAATATTCTGGTGCTAAGACAAATTCTTGGCCACACAGACATCAAAATGACGATGATTTACGCTCACTTTTCGCCCGATCATTTAGAAGACGCAACGACAAAAAATCCGCTTTCGATGCTAGCTAAAAGTAATATTTGAATAATATTCTTTCGTATTATTTAAATGAATTTATTAAAAAATTTAGCGAGGGTGAATATATGACAGATTCTAGAAAACAAAATCCTGATTGGTTTAACTTCCAAGAAGAAATATGCGAGCATTTTATCAACCTTGGTGCAAATGCATCTACAAATGTTAAAGTTGACGGTGTAAGAGGTCCATCAAATATCGATGTCCTTGTAGAGTCAAAACACCTAGGTACAGATTTTAAATGGTTAGTAGAAGCCAAGCACTGGAAGAGTAAAGTTACAAAAGAAATAGTACATGCTTTTTCTAACGTTGTGCAAAATACTGGTTCAGATCGAGGGTTTATTATTTCAAAAGTTGGCTTTCAATCTGGAGCGTTTGAAGCAGCAACCATGTCAAATATAAGTCTTTATACATTTGAAGAACTTAAAAAAAATACAAACCATTTATTTTTGACGAACATACTTAAACAATATTTGAACAGAACAATAATCTTAAGCACAAGGTATTGGTCTCATGATAAGTCAGTGAGAATCAAGTATAAATTAAGATTTGAAATTTGGGATTTTGAAGAGATTTTCTCATGTGGTGTTTTACTGGGGATGATCGCAGAGATAATTACACGAGATGAAATTACTTACCCGTTTACCATGTTAGATTTTAAAGAATCCCCCATCAATACGATCAATAGTTTTAATGACTTAATAAACTGGCTAAATTTCAACCTAAACAATTTAGATAATAAAATTTTGCAAGCGGAAATACTAATGTTTAAAAATAACGACTTCAGGCCTGAATATAGTTATTTAACTCCAGATGTGATGTTGATCGCTAAACAGAAAAAATTCGATAGCATATTTGACTCAAGTATTATCCCTGAGAAAGAATTAAAATTATTAATGAATGCTAGGGAAGAATTAATTAGGTGGAAAGAATTCGAGAAGCAATATGATAAAAAAAATCCGTTGTAACAATTTGAAGTTAGAGATTGGCAGAGTTAAAAATAAAAATTCCTATAAAATTTCATAGAAAAGCTTTAACTTAAGATTTTTATTGCATTATACAAACATAGTTGCGGTGGGATAAGTGCTTTTACGGTAGAAGTCAAAGTTACAATGATTTAGGCTCACTTTTCGCCCGATCATTTAGAAGGCGCAACGACGAAAAATCCGCTGGCCTTGATTGATGTGACTGCGGATTAAATGGCGACAAAATGGCGGCAGAGAGTGTCAACTCATAGATACTGAAGGCATACATAAATTGGTTAAATCATTAATTAGTAATAATTTTTCATATTAATCAAGGATGTATTAAGTTATGCAAAAAATCATAGTAATAACCGGCTGTTCCAGCGGAATTGGCCTGGTCGCCGCCAACGATTTACTGCGTCGTGGCTATCACATTTATGCGGCCTGTCGTAAGCCAGCAGACGTGGCGCGGATGAATGAACTGGGCTTTACCGGCATTCAACTCGATTTGAACGACAGCGAGAGCGTTGAGCGCGCCGCAGCAGAAATCCTCACCCTCAGCGAAGGGCGCGTATTCGGCCTGTTTAATAACGGCGGCTACGGCGTGTATGGCCCGCTGGAGTCGATTTCCCGTCAGCAGATGGAACAGCAGTTCGCCACCAATCTGTTTGGCACCCACCAGCTGACCACCCTACTTTTGCCGGCATTGCGCGCCAGTGGCCAGGCGCGGATTGTGAATACCAGTTCGGTTTTAGGGCTGATTTCCACACCCGGTCGCGGCACCTATGCCGCCAGTAAATATGCGCTGGAAGCCTGGTCCGATGCGCTGCGGATGGAGCTGCACGGCAGCGGCATTCGCGTCAGTCTGATTGAACCGGGTCCGATTAAAACCCGCTTTACCGATAATGTCAGCCAGGGGCAGTCAG